AAAGGTGAATCGGTAGGATTCGCTTTAACGGCAACTACTACAACAACTTTAATGACTGTAGCAGCAAACAAAGTTATAAAAATAAATAGAATCACATGCGCAAACGTTGATGGCACGAATGCAGCAGACTTAACTTTATCAATAACAAAGTCAAACTTTACTCCAGATGGTGTAGACAATTTTGATACATCTGGAACTTTTCATTTGGCAAAAACAGTATCTGTTCCAGCTGATGCAACTTTAGTTATATTGGACACTCCAATATACATGATGGAAACAGATGTTTTAAAAGGTGGAGCAAACGCAGCATCTGACCTAGAACTTTTCATATCATATGAAGCTATAGACGACGCATAGGAGGTTTAAATTATGGCTGGCAATGGCGGAATAATTGGACCAATCAACGTATCGTCTTTTGGAAAATGTAAACAAACTGTAATCACTAGTGATGGATGTCACACTACACAACCAGGGACTAGACTTGTAGATACACTTTTAGTTGGAGGTGGTGCAGGTGGTGGAAACCAACAAGGTGGTGGCGGTGGTGCAGGTGGTGCTGAAATATTTACAGCCGTTGTTGTTTGTTCAAATACAGCTTATCCAATAGATATAGGTGCTGGTGGAAGTAACAACGCAGACGGTAGTGACACAACTGCTTTTGGTAAAACAGGTGGTAAAGGTGGATCAGGTGGAACATCTCCGGTAGACAATGGTAACACTGTACCTTTAGGTTCAGGTGGTGGAGGATCAAACTGTGGAGCCTCTGGAGGTGGTGGAGGACCACAAGGAAATAATGGTGGACCAACTGCTGGATCTCCAGGAGGTATGGCAGGTGGTGGCGGAGGCGCTGGCGGTGTTGGCGAACCTGGTGGAACAGGAGCATCTTGTCAACAAGATGGTGGACCAGGAACAGATTTTAGTCCTACATTTCCAGGCATACCTAACTCTGGTGTATATGGTGGTGGTGGCGGTGGAGCTTCAAGAAATTGTCAACCACAAAGAGGTCTTGGTGGACCTGGTGGAGGTGGTAATGGAGAATTAGGAGCTGCTGCATCAGCAGGATCAGCAGGAACTTCCAACACAGGTGGTGGTGGAGGCGGAGGTGGTGGACCCACTACTTCTGGTAGAAGTGGATTTAATGGTGGATCAGGTATCGTGGTCGTAAAAGAAATTAATAGAGCAACTGGTGTTTGGTCAATGTGTGAGCAGTATGATGCAAGAGTTGAAGGGACATGGCCTGAAGCACCTATAACTTATAGTTTAGATTATTTAGTAGTTGGTGGAGGCGGTGGAGGTGCCGCTAACAGCAACGGTGCTGGAGGTGGTGGAGGTGGTGGATACCGAGCTTCTGGTTTTGGTCCATCTCCTTTACAAGCACCATCATTACCTTTCTCTGCTATATCAGGAACTATTTACCCTGTAACAATTGGTGGAGGTGGAGCAGGTTTTAATGGCAACCCAGAAGTTACAGGAAATGGAACTTCAGGATGTGCCTCTGTTTTTAGCACGATCACATCAGCTGGTGGTGGTGGCGGCGGTGGAGCTGGTGCTGGGGTAGCAGGTGGTTCCGGTGGTGGATCAGGACAAGGACAACCAGGTGGTGGAGCAGGAAATACTCCTCCTACATCCCCTCTCCCTCCTCAAGGTAATCCAGGTGGAGAATCGTCACCAGATGAACGTGGTGGCGGTGGTGGTGGAGCAGGTGCAGCTGGTTCTACAATAACAGGTGGAACAGGTGTATCAAATAATATAAACAATAGTGCCACTAACTATGCTGGTGGTGGCGGTGGTGGAGCAAGAAATGTTGGACCAGTCGGTCCTGCAGGTCCTGGTGGAGCAGGTGGAGCAGGAGACGGTGGAAGAGGAAATAACGGATCAACCGGAAATGCCAATACAGGTGGTGGTGGAGGTGGTGCTGGAAGAAATCCAGGAGATGGAAATAAAGTAGGTGGAGCTGGAGGTTCTGGTATTGTTATTATAAGTGGACCAAGCGATGTAACATTTGCAGTCACACCTTGCACAAATACAACTGGAACTCATCCTAGTGGTGCTAAATTAGCTACATTTACAGTAAACGGAACGTTGACTGTAAGTTAAAACTAAATTATAAATAAAATTTTAAGGAGTATAAATATGGCACATTTTGCAGAACTAGAATCAAAAATAGACCCAACTGGATTTACATCTGACATACATAAAATCGTTGTAAAAGTTACCGTTGTGGGTAACGATATCCCTGCAAATGGAGGAATTTTAGAAAATAACGACATGCATATTGATGGTGAACTTTGGTGTAAAAATTTTTTTCAAAAACCAAATGCAGAGTTTAAACAAACATCATATAATCATAATTTTAGAAAACAATACGCAGGTGTTGGTTATAGGTATGATACAGCTAAAGATAAATTTATTATGCCACAACCTTTTGCATCTTGGTCATTAGATGATAATGATGATTGGCAACCACCAATAGCTAATCCAACAATTACTGATGATGGTCAAAATCCTGTTGTATGGTGGTATGATATTTCTTGGGACGAAGATGCATATAACGCCGATAATACTAAGGGTTGGAAAGCAACAAAATCAGACGACACAGCGGATCCTAAAACAGTGTATGACTGGAACGGCACATCTTGGGTGTCCGCGTAGGAGGACATTATGCCTAGAGGAAAAGGTTCTAGATTAATTGGAAAACAAAAAACCAGCACTGCAGCTTCTATATCTGCAGGTAATAAATCAGCAGATGATTTAAGAGCTTTTATAAACGGTGGTTTAGTAAATCAAGGAAGTGCATCTAGTGTTTGGACTTTAAGAGAACAGTTTAATCAAAAACAGGCTGGAACTTGGGCAGGTGATTTAGGTGCTGTGTCTAACGCTGTTGCTCAACCAGGTGGAACTATGACAGTTAATAGTCAACCACTAGGGTCTTATGATTATACATTTTATAACGGACCTCAAACAGTTTCATCTTTTTCTAATTCTGATTTTTTTACAACAACAGAAGATTCAAGATCAGCTTTAATTTACATAAATGGAAATTTAACTATCAACGCATGTCAAGTTTTTAAACCATCAAATAGAAAATTATTTACGGCTATTTATGTTAAAGGAAATTTAACAGTTAATGGTACTATCTCTATGGGATATGACAATGGTGGTGCTACTGGTAGAGGTGCAAATCACTCATCTAGTGGTTCACCAAGAACGGCACAAGCTATTAAACTTATATCTCCTGGAACATATTCTTGCGTGCCAGATCCAAACATTCCAGCAGCAGGTGGAAATGGAGGTGCTGGAGCAATAGTCTCTCCAACAGGAGCAGCCTCTCCAAATAGATCAGCAAGTAATTCTGGTTCAAACGGAACAGGTGGAGGAACTGGTGGAGGAGGCTCTGGACTATTTTTTGTTTTAGATGGCCAACCAGCAGCACCTATAAACCCATCTGGAGCAGGATCAGCAGGGACTGCCTTTACTGGTGGCACTGGCGGTGGTGGAGTTGACAAAAGAGGTGACTCTACAGTACAAAATGCAACAGCAGGAGCTTCTAATGGTGGAGCTGGCGGTAATGCCGGTGGAACAGGTAACGGTAACTCTAGTGGTGGAAATGGAAATCCAGGGGGACTTTACAATCAACCTTGCGCAAGTTCTAACTCTGGGGATAATGGAACACCAGGCACAGCAGGATCATTAGTAATATATGTATCGGGAGATATAAATGGTTGTGGTGCCATAACATCAAACGGACAAGTAGCGTCTTGGAGCGGATCGCCTATTGGAACTGGTGCTAGTGGTGGTAGTGCACCTGGACCTTCAGGTGGATTTGGACAATGTGGTAAATGTGGTGGAAGCGGAGGTGGTGGTCATGTGAGTGTATTTTTTGGAACTGATAATTTTGGGTCTGGAACTGTTTCTGCAGATGCTGCACCAACTTCTGTTCCTTCACCTAATAACCCTTTTAACCCAGCTAATCCTGGTCCAAGTAGTCCGGCACCAGTGGTAGGGAGAGGTCATGGTGTGGCAGGAGGTAATGGCACAGCTAGAAAAATGGCAATGCCAACAGGATAATTATGAGATATTTTTTTTATAATTTAGATAGTAAAAAAAACTTATTAGATAATCTTATTGCAACTAAACCAGACAACTATGAGTTAATAAAATGGGGGTGGGCTCCAGATGTAGAAACAGCAAGAGAGAATAAATTAACTGAATTAGGTAATCCACAAATTAAAGGACTTCCCGTAATAGTATATCATCGTCAACCATGGAGAGAAGAATACGGAGATACTTTTATAAATAAAGAACAACAATGGTATGGTCTTTCATTATGTGATGAACCAGATGAAAATTGGAATTGGACTTGGATAAATGCACAAATAGTTGACGAAGTAGAGTAATTGTATTATACAGAAAGAATAGAAAGATGAACTTAACAAATCATTATTGGTATTTTAAATCAGCAATTCCAGAACGTATTTGTGATGAAATAGTAAAATATGGTAAATCTATTTCTGATCAAATGGCAGTTACTGGTGGTTTAGGTAATAAAAAATTAAATCAAAAAGAAATAAAAGATTTAAAACAAAAAAGAGATTCTAATGTTGTTTGGATGAATGACAGATGGATATATAAAGAAATACAGCCTTATGTTCATCAAGCAAATACAAACGCAGGTTGGAATTTTCAATGGGATTGGTCAGAGAGTTGTCAGTTTACAAAATACAATAAAGGTCAATTTTATGATTGGCATTGTGATGGGTGGGATAAACCTTATTGGCGAGAAAATCCAAATGATCCTTCTCATGGTAAAATCAGAAAACTATCAGTAACAGTTAGTTTATCTGATCCCAAGGACTATAAAGGTGGTGAACTAGAATTTGATTTTAGGAATCTAGATCCAGATAAAAAACCAAACATAAAAAAATGCACAGAGATATTACCAAAAGGATCTTTAGTTGTATTTCCTGGTTTTGTTTGGCACAGAGTTTGCCCTGTTAAAAAAGGCTCAAGGTATAGTTTAGTGATATGGAATTTAGGATGGCCCTATAGATGAATTTTCCAAAACAATTAAGTTTAGAGCAGTATTTTGCATCACCTATATGGTGGGCAGATGAACCTAAATTTGTAAAAAAATTAAACAAAGCTTCTGATAAATATATTAAGCAATCACAAAAAAATTTAAAACCAACCATTGATAAACGTAATAAAAAGTTTGGTGACAAAGGAGATATGGGTCATGTATTTCATTCAACATCATTAATTGGTGATCCTAAATTTAAAGAATTACAAGATTATATAGGAGCAACATCACATAACTTATTATTAGAAATGGGTTTTGATTTAACT